TCTTGAACTCTATGAACAGACCGTAGGGCGTATCCATAGGTCGGGGCAAAAGAATGATGTGTGGGTGTATGTGTTGCTCACCAACAATACGGTTGATGAAAAAATTTGGGCGGCGTTGCATGACAAGCGCGCCGTGTCTGATATTGCTTTGGAGGCTTTGAAATAATGGCTATTACAAGTGGTTTGGGCGTAGCGTCAATTGTATCTAGCGCAATTCACGCAACAATAAAGAACGAAATTAGGCAACGGTTTGTTGAAATGATTACTAAAGACATTGAGCCGATTCTTGAAGAATACACAAAGCAGATTGTTACGCGGGTGTACGAAATGAAAGACCCGTACTCAATGGATGGTTTGAAAATTGATGTGACGTTTAAATTGCCGGAGATCAAATGAGAACACCCGACAAGATAATTGCTTTTTGTACTAAGCCGCATACGGCGCAAGAGATTTCCGATCATTGCAAGATACAGCGCAGCAGCATCTACAGCGCGTTGGGGCGCCTACAGATGAAAGGGCTAGTCAAGCGCGTTGATACCGAGCCTGCTACTTACATAGTGTCCACGCCTACAGTCGTTGAGCATTTTGAAAACTTAGTTATTAAACACGCCCATAACCCTTTTGGATTACAGCCATGACACCTGACAAAATACTACGCAACCTTCAGCATGGGTATCTTATGTCCCATCAAGAGCAAACCGAGGCAGCGCATTACATACTCGCGCTGCAAGAGTCGAACAGGATATTGCAAGAAGGGATACTTAAATACCTTGAGGAATCGGCTGCGGTGCGCCGTGACTTAACCCAACTACGAAAGGAATTTGATGAAACTTGATCTACTACGCGCTCAACTGGCGGCGGCCAAGGACGTGTTGCGCCACCGTCAGAAGTTAATGAACGAAGCAACACGGGCCTACAACCGTGTTTTTGTAACTGTTAAAAAACTGGAGGACAAATATGCTAATCACTTGGCGAAGACTAAATGAGTACATGGCTACCTATACTGAAGATGAAATCATGGCCATGCTTGAGTACGAACGCACCCACGAACGTCGGGTGAAGATGCTGTTGCGCTTGCACCAGCGCGCAAACTCTTTGCGTGTGGCGCGCGAGCGTATTGAGTTGCTGAAAGAAGGGGTGCGGCCATGAACAAGATTGATTTGATTATTGATACTATTCACGAACTAATGTATTCAAATTCAACTGCTGTTGCAATGCAAAAATACTACGCGGCTTTAGCCGCAGCCAAAGAGTTGCGTGAGGAGTTAACCAAACCTGAAGAATGTGTATGTTGCGGCGATTACGAAAAATGTATTAAGCCTTGTACGCCAAAAGGTCGATGGTTAGCAGAGAAAGAGTTAGCCAGACCTGAGCATACTTTTGATACGCCTGAGTCACACATTGTTAAATGGTCAATACCTGTTGACCCAAATAATTTTGGTGAACCACTAGCCAAGCCTGAGCAAGATGCTGTTGCGGTATGGGAATTACAAGAAGGAGGATGGGACACCATTGCAGACGCAGATTGGATGGAAACATTACCAATTGGAACAAAACTATACGCACTGGGACAATCAAAATGAATCGTGAACTAATACAAAGAATTACAAATTATTTAGCAGCCGGAGGTTTGGTTAACCCTGAGTTAATGGAGCATGAAAAAGTGCGTGACCTGCTGATTGATTGTCGTGATGAGTTAGCCAAACCTGAGCAAGCTACCGTTCCGTTTCCGTCTTTTATGAGAAAACGTATTGAAGAAGCTATTGACTCGGCAATCAACCCAAAGGGCATGAGTGTTCACGATGGCAAAGCAACGGTGTATGCGTCTGACTTACAGCGAATGATTGCCGTGATTGACTTAGCACCACCACGCAAGCCGTGGATCGGGCTGACGAATGATGAAATTTGGGAATGTCAAAAGCCTGGGCTATCAGATGATGTCTATAAACTTATTGAAGCCAAGCTACGGGAGAAGAACACATGACCGAGAGCCAGGTGTACAAACAAATTATCGAGAACCTTGCACAGATTGACGACGACATTGCTAGGCTTAGACATCAACACCTGATGTTGCGGGTGGACATTCAAATTTTATTGGAGAAATACAAATGCTCTACGACATCTTAATGTGGTTCTACGCCTCTATGGCGCTCTTTGTCGCCGCGTTGTTGTGGCTGTTTAACACCCGTGAGAAACCCCCGCCACCGTTCCCACGCGAGTTAATCTGCGACGGGTGTGGTCAAGTCTGTAGTGATCTTTTAGGAGGGTACTGTGAATACTGCGTCAAGAAAATGTTTTAATGATTTTGATAGAAGTGGGGTTAACTGGACAGGGCGCATTGCGCGCTCAATTGACACGGGGCGGTACGTTCGACCGTACATCCCCCTGTGGCGCAAACTTCTTATGCGAGCATTGAATTGGCTTTGACTTTAACGTCAGCCACACGGTTTAGCCAGCCTTTGCCAAAGGTTGCAAAGGTGCCAAGGGAGCGGTAGAAGTCTTCCTTGGCTTGGCTAAACTTCTCAATCAGTTCAACAGGGTCGATGGCTTGCACAGCGGCAAGCGTCATGGGGCCAAACCCACCGTCAGGTGTCACACCCACGGCAGATTGCAATAGCTTGATTGCGCGGCCTGGCCCTGCGTTTACCGCAAAATCAAACATAAGGTAGTCAAGCCCGACAGGCAGATCATCAGCGCGCACGGCCCCCCAATACTTTTTCTTGTACAGGGGCTCGACCTTCTCGGGCGTCAGGCTACGCATCTCGGCTTCATCACTTGCGCGGCCTACCCAGTTTTCCCAAGTAGCTTGGGTAACACCTAAGTTTGTCCGACCACCAGGGTCAGCGGGGTGGTCAACATAGCCCCCTTCCGACTTCAACATCAATTTAAAAGCATTATCCCAATTACTTAGCATCGTCTTTGCCTATTTTAATTCCGGCGATTGTTCCTACAAACGCGCCGGTGATCATATTAAACGCAGGGTTGATTAACTTAAATATTTCAGCGTTATCGACTAATGGATCAAACAAACCAATCAGCACCACAACCACCGTGGACAACAGCACGATGGACAACGACACGCAACAGATTATGGTGATGCGGTCGGCAACGGTCATTTTCTTTTCATGTCAATAATCTTCTCAAGGGTGCGCCCACCGAAGTAGAAGGACATAATAAGCATTCCCCATTGCCCAAGCAACTCGACGTACTTTTCGTTAGTGTCAAGATCAAACGCTGACATCATGGCAAAGATAAAGTAGCCCGCTAGGATGGCTATGAGGGTCATAGGGCGAATGTTTTTACTCAACCAAGAATCAGACCTCATGTCGTTTTCTTGGCGCTTGGTGAGTTCGCCTTGCTCTTGCATATCAGCTTGCATCTTGGCAAGTTCGCCATTCTGCTGCATCTGCATAAGTTCTAGCTGGGCGCGGGCTTTTTGTTCAGGATCGGGAAAAAACTTGTCCAGCACCTTCATGCCAATGCCAAGAATATCCATGATGGGGAACATTATTTGTCTGCCTTGGCTTCAAGTTTATCAAACAAGCGGTCAAGCAACATCTCAACGCGGTCAAAGCGTTTGTCCATCTCGGACTTAATTGTGTCGATCTCGGATTTCTTGACGTACGCGTCGCTGACGTGCAGCTTGAGATCAGAGATGTCGGTCTTGAGTTCTTTCACAGAATCCCATAACTGGCGACAAAACCAACCGCCTACTGCGAGTAGACCACCGGCACCTACGTTGATGAAGTTTTGCCAATCCATTAGTCTTGTCCAGCTAAAGCGTTGATGCCACCCATTGTGACGGGGCGAAGGGCGTTGCGAGCAAACTGATTATTGATTTCCTGACTACCCCGTTTGACCATTGCGCGTTGGATAGTGTTTGCAGCAGACGCGGGGTTGGCTAATTCGGTAGCTAACTGTATAGCAAGTTTCTCGTCCATTTTACCTAGCAAACGCTTAACTACAAAGTTAAATGCCGTGACTGACGTATTCAATAAACTTGGGAAAGGCATACCGCCACCTTTACCTGTTTCGGTTGCAATCTTGCTTACCGTACCAGTGCGACCGGCTTGCGCTAAACGTTCATACTCGGCTGTACGCGCCAAATCATCCCGCACGGCGTTAACCGCGCTTAGTTGCTTGGGTGTTAACCCTTGAGTTAAATCGCTAATGCGCTGCTCAACAGCAAGCGCGTTGGGCCCCGCAGGAAGACTAGGCGCAAGGTTGTTAGCGGCGTTTGTTGCTTGCATACCTTCTACGCGCTGCAAACGCTGCACGTCTTTGCCAATCGTTGCAAAGCGTTGCTGTAACCCCATACCCGCGTTGTCCATAATTTTAATAGGCTGCGCGTAGTCTTTTAAAAATTTAGCGTGGGCTGTGGGGTTTACTAATCCTGTAACCGCATCGGTTACCTTTTGGCGGTACAAATCTTCAATACCTTTGCCCGCAATCTTCAGCGCGTTGGGGTCGTTGCCAAACAGGTTTACAAATTGCTTGGCCTCAGACTCACCACCAGCGTTAAAGTATTTGGTAATAACATCTTCAGGCTTGGTCTTGAGTTCGTTAAGCGAGGTCTGTTTAAACAGGTTGGCGTTAGCACCTTCACTAAACCGAGGAATGTATTCGGTTCGGTAAGTTTTAACAATGTCAGCGTAAGCGGTTTTGGCTGCGTCAGGGATTGCCGCAGATTTGCCAATTGCGTCGTCAATTTCCTTGTGCAATTGCATCAAATTACGCAACGTCGAAGGATTGGTTGGGCTAGTGCCCGTCTTAGCCGCTTGGATGTCTGCGTTAATAGCTTTACGAACATCGTCTAGTTCTCTAAGCGTAGCGCTTGGCGGCACATCAGGCGCCGGCGGTGCGGTTTTAATTTTTGATGATACTAAACCGCCACCCAAAGGTTTAGCTTCAGGTGCTTTAGGTTGAAACGATAATAATTTTCTGACCGTATCAGGTGCGGTTTCAGGCGCAAACGTAGATAACTTGCGACCTAAAATATCTTCGGCTTTGGTTAACACGTTTGATAAATCAATTTTGCCTTTACCCGCTAGGTCAAACGCATTTTCGTAGCCTGGGCGAAGTACCGTGTTTTTAAAATCAAACTTGGCTTTTTCACCAATTGCGCGAAGGCTGTTACCTGTTTCAGATGGCGTAACCGTGGCAAGGTTGTCATCGATCTTTTTTGTAACGCGGTCAACTACACCTTGAAGACGTGCGTCAACACGCGCTTGTTGCGCTATTTGAGCTTCGCTAGTTTGCGCGGCTTTGTCCGCGTAAAGTTGCGACACTTTAGGCATGACTGAAAGGTCTTTGGTAAGCCCTGAAAACCCTGTGCTGCCCACCGGCGCCGCAACTTGACCGGCGGTAGGCGACGAACCAGGCACAATCACAGCGTTGGGGCTACGCAACGCGTTTACAATTTGACCACCTTTATTACCCACGGCTTGATTGATCGCCGCAGTAACAGGGTCGATCATTTTACGCCCCTGCTCAACAACAAACTTAGCCGCTGGCAACGCCAAAGCAGGTACAGCAGCGCCGATAGCCGCGCCCATACCTACGCTTTCTTCGGTAGGGTTAACTAGACCCGCACTAATTGCACCGCCAGTAGCACCGCCTAAAGCTCTAACTCCCGTGTTTACTACACCGCCGGAAAGTCCAGTATTAAACCCACCGGTTGCAATAGACTGAGCAACAGGCGTCAAATATTTAGCAAGTGATGGTGCTAACTCAGCGACTTTAGTTACACCTTTGGCCACCATTCCTATAGGTAACAATGTTGTGCCAATCTCACCTAAAATCTCCCCCGACTTACCTAATGTGCTAGCCCCGTAAATTTCGTTATATTTTGCATCGTCGGCTTGTTTGGCTTGTTCTACCGCTGCGCGAGTGTTGGTGCCGGCAACATAATCCAACGCGCTTGCACCACCGCGAATCAACGTGTCCGATACGTTTTTAAATCCCTTGTAAATGCCTGCCGGTATTTGCATGACCTCTTGCATCGCGGTGCGTTGAGTGGGCATACCTTCGCCTGAACTCACTACAGGGTCAGATTTCCATGAACTTTCTACAACCGGATCATCTCGCCAGCCCATTATCGTTTTCTCCGTGACACTCCATCAGGGTCAATATACGTTGCCCCCGAAGGTAATGCGTTGTATTCCGCTTCCGACTTAATAACGGGATTTGCACTTGCTTCAGGTGTTGCGGCAGTTGGTGCAGTACCGCCTGAACGCTGGATACGGGCGCGAGCGTTCTCTACCCCGCGTTTTAGTACGCCTTGGTATTCGCGCGCAGCAGCCATGTATTCAGTTTCCGATTGCGCTAAGTCCATACGGGTACGCGCAGACGTTGCTTTCTCACCCTCTTTCTCAGTGATAGCACCGCCGCCTTTAAGGGCTTCAAACGCGTCCAAGAACGCTTGCGACAATACTTCTTTGTGCCGAATAGTAAAACTCTTACCTTGAGTGCCAGGAATGTACGCAGTACCAAAACCCGCACCTACAGCTTCATTAAAGCCTGGGTGCGGTTTACCTTTTGCCCCAGGTAACGGTTTGCCGGTTGCGTCAATGCCGCCAATCATTTCGTCGATCTTGCGAATAGCATCGGTGTTCATTGCAATCGCTTCGGGCAATTTGTCTGCCGCTTGACGTTCTTTTACTACCGCAGCCGAAGGCGCGGGGCGCGCCACATTTGGGCTAATAGCTAAATTGCTTCCGGCAGTAGCATTAACACTTAAAGGTACGGGTGCCATTTCAACAGGCTCAAGAACCCCACGTTGATTTAATCTGCCTTGTACAACGGTTGGACGATTTGTAGCGGGGTCAATAGTTTCCATAGGCGCCAATGGGCCCCCAAATTGATTTTTGGCAGATGCTAATAATTGAGTACGCTGCGAAATAAGCTCTTGAATAAAAGGTATAGCTTTAGGATTGCCAGTTTCTCTTAGTTTTTCAATGCGCGCGTCAATCGCGTCTATCCGGACAAAAGGATCATTTGATGGCGCCGCCGGTGCTTGCGCGCCAGGCACTAGCATATTGGTTGCTGGTGGCGTTGATGGCGCACCACCGCGCAATAGCGCGGTAATTTCAGCTTGTTGGTTTTGCTCTCTTGCATCTTTTTCACGCGCGAGTGCTAATTGACCATAGCTTGCGCCCGAACTTACGTCCGTGTTACGGCGCGACGTTTCATCTTGCATCTTAGCTTGCGCGGTAATAGCAGCGTTAACACCTAATGTGGCGTATTCTTTAATGCGACCAGGCTCGGCTTCAAGTTTGGCAAGCATTGCTGCTGCTTTGTCAGGAGGTAAAACACCCGTTGATACAAGATGGCTAAACGTATTTCTAGCGTAATCAAGGGTAGGGTTTTGCACCAATCCACCTAACGCAGACCCTAACACTTCGTTAATTTTAATGCCAGTTTCAACACCTTTTTGCCGCTGCTCAAGGTCTTTACCGCGCAAGTCAAACGCAAGTTTAGGGTTGATTGCTGCAATTCGTTTAAACGCAGCAGGGTCGTTAATGTCGGTGCCTTGTGAAAACGCATCCCGCAAAGCGTTCTGCGAGTCATACTCTTGCTGCGCTTGCCGAATCTGCATCATCTGCCCCATTTGGGCAAGCATATTGGGCTGCTCTACAGGCTTAATGCCTAGCGCAATGTTGGTGTCGAGTGCCATAATTTAATCCTTAGCCAATCACATTAAACGGGTGTCTTGTGGCAAATCACCATAACCGGTTAACGGTGTTGATGTGGGAGTTCTTCTATTCAGCAAACTATTAACGTAGTAAGTGTTAGCAAGATTGCTGATGCCACTCAAGCCTTGGTTAAACGCGTTCGCCCCGCCAACAATGCCCGACGCTTGAGCGTTAGCCGCACCGGTCAACGCATTGGTGGCGTTTGTGCCGTAGGCGCCCAACACACCGGTTGTGCCCGCACCATAATTGCCATAGGCCGTATTCATAGCGTTACCAGCGCTGCCGTAGATGCCTGAGGCACCCTGACCATACTGTCCAATAGCTTGTCCGCCCGCGCTACCAAAGTTAGCGTTGGCTTGACCTTGCATTGCCGCTGCACTTTGACCGGCTGCTGCGCCCGTCTGAAACGGTGACAATGTATTGCCACGAATAGTTTGAAACCGATTAAACGCATTTTGGTATTCTTGCGACGCCATGTCTTGGCCAAACGTTTGTGAGGCTTTGAGAGCATTACCGGAAATTAGCCCGCCACGCGCAGCAGCTTGGCGATCTACGGCTTTTAAACCCTCGGACATACGGAAGCCGTATCCAGGGTCTTGGTTGGCGGCAAAATTGGCGGGCGTAAAGTCAGCCGTAGCAAAACGACCGTAGTCTGCTGCGCCCGTGTTGCCACCAATACCCAACAGCGTATTGAGTTGGTTAAGGTTGGCAACGCCTGACTCGCGGTACGGCGCGAAGTCTGCGCGCGTCTTTTCGTACATTTCCCGCTGAAAAGCCATTTGCTGATCAAGCGCGTCGCGTTGGGCAACAAGTTGCTTGTCAACGGTTGCGCCCGAGGCTGCAATCTGCCGGTCAAGTGCTTCTTTTTGCGCGGCAAGCTGTTGCTGCGAAATCTGATACGACAGTTGCCCTGACTCTCTTGCGGCTTCGGCCTGTGTGTTAGCAGCGTCGCGAGAGGCGCGCGCGCTGTTTGCGCTACCTAATAGACCCGCGCCCGCACTAATTACCGATCCAACAATAACTCCAGCCATGTTAATTCTCCGTTAAGGCTAGTCTAGCGGTATTATTCGCCAAAGCCAGTCTTTTATCTAACATCCCGCATTCAGGAATGACATAGAGTTGTTCTTCAATCTCGTCTATGTCGGTGCAGCCATTAGGGTTGTCGTAGATGTCAACCCATACAAGTTCTTCGTTACCTACCCACCCCACTCGGCGTGTGCCCGCTGGCGCATCTAACTCTAGCGGTGCGGTCAGGGTGTGAAGTTCGTCACCTAAGTTGATTGAAATTGTACCTTTTTCAAGTCTAACTTTATAGGGTGATTTGTGCGCCGCGCCCACGATGACTGTGTTGGGCGGCACAATCATCGTGCGGATGTATTGACCATCTTTGAAAACGTGAGTTGTAACAATGTCAGCCTGTGGCATTTTTAAAAGTTCGTCTTGCAGCACGTCAATCTTTTGCTGCAAGGTTGGCTTTAAAAAGTCGAGGTTAAAGGTTACCTTCACGCTATAAAGCTCCCCGAACTGTTAAAGGTATGGATGGTTTGCCCACCGCTTGAGGTAACCGTGCCACCCGTCGCGCGTTGCGAGCCAGGGTAGGAGATAATCACCACGCCCGAGCCGCCCGCTGCACCTGTGGCGCCAGTATCGCCGGTCACTCCACCACCGCCCCCGCCCGTGTTGACGGTGCCCGCAACTCCAGTAGCACCGCCCCCGCCTGACCCGCCAGTTGCACCGGATGCGCCTCCACCGCCACCTGCGCGAAAGACGCTTGAGCCCGAGATCGAAGAGGCTAGACCGTTACCGCCATTTGGAAATTGACCAAAGGATTGGTTGTTAGTTACACCAACTTGAGAAGCACCGCCGCCTCCGCCGCCACCATCAGCAGAACCGCTACCTCCAGCAAATCCTTGGCCTGATACGCCCGTACCGCCGTTTCTACCTAAACCGCCACCGCCGCCCGAACCACCGTTCTGGCCAACGCCCGCCGGTGCAGTAGCGTACCCGCCGCCCCCACCACCGCCGGTTGCAGTCGTTACCGTAGCAATAGATGAAGTAGACCCGTTGGCTCCATTAGTTGTGCCACCCGCGCCTCCACCACCAACAGTAACGGTATAAGTCTGACCAGTGCTAAACGTAAACGTACTGGTAAGGTAACCGCCAGCACCCCCGCCCCCGCCGCCGTTAATCGGGCCACCGCCAATAGCATTGCCACCGCCACCCGCACCGCCCGCAACAACTAGGTAGCTCGCAAGGTAGCCCGAGCTTGTCCCAAACCCAAAAGACCCGCTTGCGGCTGCTCCAATTCTAGAAAAACGTGGCATCGTCAGTCCTAGACAAATTTGGTTTGTGAGGCAAAAACTGTAAACGTAGCGCTTGCAGTTTTAAGAATTGCATAGGTGTAAACGTCTACCGAGCTAGCATTACCAAAGGTCGGCGCAACGCCCTGCCATTTAGGAGTAACTGCGTTGCCGTCAATTGTCACGGCGGTGTTGTAGTACGCCGTAGCACCTTGAGCAGCCATAAAAGTGACCGATACGGTTTGACCGATAGCCATAATGGTGTTCAATGATTGGCTACTGCTACCGCGAAAGTTTAACGTCCAGTTGCCTGTAGCAGCCGTTGTGTTGTACATAATCGACTGCACGGCTACGTCGTAATTTAAGCTGCCAGTTGTGGCAGTCGCCGCAACGGTAGATGCTTCTAAAATGTAATTAAACGCAGTCTTACCTGCGTTTAGCAATTGAAACCGAGTGCCGTCGTATTCAATCAGCATTACCGCACCGGCGATGATGTCGCCCGCAACTAACGGCGTAGTGCCAAACTTAGTGATTGCCTTGACACCCAACGTGTCGATGTCAATTGTTACGGAAGAGGTGTTGGTGTTTTGCGCGATAAAGCTGTATTGCGCGCCGGTGGCGTAACCCGCAAGCGCGGGTGTGGCCAAGCCGGTCAACGTGTTGGTGCCCGCCACCGTAATTAAATTGTTGAGCGTAGTGGTGTCGTTAATTGCGGGAATACTGTCGTACGACCCGATCTGAACAAAGGTCGATGATTCCAACACAAACTTGTACAGCACCCCGCCGTCTAGCCAAATCTCAGCCGGTGTACGCCCTGCTGCGTCCAACACAATTGGGTTGGTGTTGTTGGTTGTACCCGCGCGGGTGGTGTAAGTTGTAGCCGGTGTAGTCGTGCCTGATGCGTAGGTGTACAGTAGACCGCCGGTCAACGGCGCGCCATTGGCGTCAAAAAATTGCGCGCCCGCACCGGCAAAAGCTGAAAGATTGATCGACATTAGACTATCCCTGTAATGATGCCGTTGACGACCGTCACGGTTTTAGAATCGGCTGTTGTAAACGTACCGGACGCAGCACCCGTGCCCCCGCCTAATTGTTCGTAAATTGCGTTAAGAAACCTAAACCATTCGCGAGAGATCAGACCCGTTGCAGGGTCAACAAGCGGAACGCGCGGTGCGGTGATTTGGGTAGGGTTCATGCTTTGGTTGCCGTCACGTCAAGTTCAGCCGCCATAATGGCAATCTTGACCGGATCGGTGCCTGAAATCTCATACACCCGATCACGCAATTTAAGTGTCATGCCAAGGCGACGCCAAATGACACGCTTAAAATATTCGCCGACTCCACCCATTGATTTCCAATGTTCGTTTGACCAAGTGTGACCGCCATCGTCTGACCAGCGCAGCATGACTTGCGGTTGCACAAAATTGTCCACGGCATTGATAATTTCAATCTGATCAACGATGCCGAGTGAGCCCGATATGGTTAAGGGGCTCAAGTAGATGCGCCCTGGCACTTCAGTTACACCTGGCAACCCTACACCGGTTTCGCAGTCTAATTGCAGCGAATGTTGAGCGGTGCGTTTGAAGTTATTGGTGCCGGTAGGCAACGCCCGCCATGAGCGCAACCATTTCTGAGTGCGTGGGCCGTCAGCGTAGACATTTAGATCAAAGGCATACAAATTGCCGTTTTGGTAGTCACCTACGATAATTTCTTGGTTAAACGATACTTGGCAATTGCTACGGTGGCGGCTAAATTCGCCATTGGTAAAACTTGCCCGTTCATGCCACGCTTGAGAGGCCACATCAAACACCCAAGTCGCTTGCGCGGTGGGGAAGGTCAGAACGTAGAACGCATGACCGTCTTGCTGATAGGTGTAAGCAATGGCATCAGAGATGTCACCGTACTGTTGAATTTGCCACTCGACTGCGTGGGTGCTGATCCGCACACCGGTGTAGCCTTGCGAGCGGTAAACGATCCCGCGCCCACGGTCGTCCGCGCCCAACCAAAACAGCCCGTTATCCAATTTGGCAACGGAAAATGTTGCAGCGCAACCAATTTCGTTAAACGCGCCTTGGATTCTTTGTAAGGGAAAACCCGCACCCGCAGCAGCGGCGTTGTACCAAACCTCAACCGAATTGCCGCCAAACAGCCAAACCTCGGAGTGATCGGTAATAGACGACACCAAATGGTCAGGATCGCCCTCTGCGCTTGCAAAATCAAGCGGGTCTATGGTGAGTGGGTCAAGCAGCGTAGACGTCCATACGCGCTGGCTATTGGGCTCTATGAACACAAAGTAGCCGCCAAGGTACGACACGGTTAGCGCACCAGGGAAGTCTACATCCGTAATCTCT